GGCCGTCGAGCGAGCCTTACGCGCCGGCACCGGATCAGCCCGAGGAGCCTGCCGAGCCTAAACGCGCGCCCGATGACGTGGCGCCGGGGCAGCCATTCCGCTGCCTAGGGTATGACGGCGGGACATACTATTACCTCGTGCGCGCAACCGGGCAGCTAACGGCGTTGACGGCATCTAAGCACGAGTCTAAACATCTCCTCACCCTCGCGCCGCTGGAGTGGTGGGTCGCCTCGTTCCCTGCCGAGAAGGGCACCGGCGCCGACTGGTCTGCGGCCTCGGATCGCATGTTCCGTGCGTGCGAACGTCAAGGCGTTTTCAGTCCGGCGCGCATACATGGACGCGGGTGCTGGCAGGAGCCGCGCGGCGTGGTCATGCATCTAGGCGACCGGCTCAGGCTGCCCGACGGGTCCATGACGACCCCGCAGGACTACATCTCAGACCACGACCGGCATATTTATCAGCGACAGCAATCGCTAAAAGGCCCTGCTGAGATACCCGCGACTGACGACGAGGCTAAGGCGGTCCTTGATCTGTTCCAGTCTCTGCGGTGGGAATCTCGGGCCTCCGGCCTTCTCGCCGCCGGGTGGTCCGTCTTGGCCCCTGTCTGCGGCGCGCTCACATGGCGGCCGCACGTCTGGATCACCGGCGGGAAGGGCTCGGGTAAGACGACAATCCTTGACGACGTGATCCGCCCGTTGCTCGCGGACATGGTGCTGTTCGTCCAAGGCTTCTCTACCGAAGCCGGGGTGCGCCAATCGCTCAAGTCCGACGCCCTGCCCGTGCTGTTCGACGAGGCCGAGCGCGGCAAGGACGACCGGATCGGGCGCATCTTGGAGCTTGCCCGGCAGGCGAGCGCCGAGAGTCACGCCACGGTCGCCAAGGGCTCGGCGGGCGGGGATGCCGTCTCGTTCATGCTGCGGTCGATGTTTTGCCTTTCGTCTATCGGCGCCGGGCTCCAGCACAGCGCGGACAAGTCACGCTTTGCGGTGCTTCCGCTTAAATCGTCTGAGGGGTACAGCGCAGAACAAAACGCCCGTCAATGGCGAGAACTGGAGCAAAAGATTGAATCCGTGATGACTGCCGATGTCGGGCGGCGCATCATCGCACGAACAGTTCGCGACTTGCCGCAGATCAACGCCAACGTCGCCACATTCCGTCGTGCTGCCGCCGAGCAGCTAGGCACGCAGCGCATGGGCGATCAATTCGGGACGCTCCTTGCCGGCGCGTGGTCGTTGGTCAAGCCGGGAATCGTTACGGAGAACGAGGCGGATGCGTTCGTCGCGGGCGTGGAATGGTCAAGTTACACGGAGGGGGCCAGAGAGCGTGACGAGGAGCAATGTCTCGCGCGCATCATGGAGCAGACCGTCATGGTGGATGGCCAACATACTCGCGAGACCCTTTCGATCGCGGAACTGGTGCAGGTGTGCGTCAGCGGGTCGGGCAGCGACGACAACGTGCTGCCGCGCATCGCGGATGCCGCGTTGCAGCGATGCGGGATCAGGGTCATCGGGGAGGGCGTGGCGATCGCGAATCAGTCGGAATGGCTGGCGCGGATCATGGACGCCACGATGTTTGCGGCTCAGTGGGGCACGATCCTCAAGCGGCTGCCCGGCGCGACCGCGAGCCGCGACAAGGTGCGGTTTGGGCCGGGTCAGGGTCGCAGGGCTACGGTGGTGCCGGTTGGGTTGGTGGTGGGGGAGTGAGGGGAGGTGCGGTTGGCCGACGAACGGTAGGTGTGTCCATTTGACACCGTTGGGATGTGTCGGTACTATGGACACATGGTCGCAGAGGGCGACCCTTGGAGGAGAAAGAAGATGACGAACGAAGCCAAACTTGCCGACCTCATCGCCAAGCGCCGCACCGATCTTTCGCGTGACGGATACACGAAAGACGCCGCTATCATCGCCGCACGCGGCGAACGGAATCGGGAAATCAATCGGCTCAAGCGCGTCATCGCAGCGCAGAACGAAATCGCCCAAGGCGTCACCCTTCACTGATCCCACCCAGCCCCGCCACACCAGCGGGGCTAACCGCTAACGCCACGGAGGCGAGCATCATGAAAGCATCCGAATTCAAGCCCGGAATGGTCATTTGCCGCGACGACGGCATCGAAGGCTTCGTCACCGGCCTTTCGCCTAGCGGGGAGGTAGTCATGTTTGAAGACCGCTTCGGCGTCGAGCGCGGTGCGCTGCTGCATCGGCTGACGGTGCTGGCCGACTCCGAGGATCAACTCGCGGACCTCGACGCGGATGCGTTCTTTGAGCCCGACTGGAGCGGTGACGAGTGACCGACTCCGACCTCATCCACCAAGCCGAACAAGCGTGGGGCGGCCCCGTAGCCGCCTCGCGTCACCTCGGCGTCAGCCGCGAATCCTGGCAGCGATGGAAGGCCGGCAAGCGCCCGATGCCGGAGTACATTCGCCGCAGCATAGAGGCGCACCTTGCGTGCGACGCCCCCAACCCCACCGGCCTCACCACGCCGGTCAGGCCAACCACCTAAACGATCCTCTCTTGCGGGCGCATCGTGTGACCGGCCCTCTCTGCTCTCGCGGGGAGGGCCTGAGCGGTCGGGACAGACGCCGACGCCGGAATCCTAGGTGTTCGTAACCGGCTCATTCGTTCTCGGGCCGAACACACAGCGTCTCAGTCCAGTGGCGGTCGGCGCCGTTGGGGCAGATGGCTCGAACGCACAAAGGAGAGCGCCACCGGCCAGCAGTTTCGACTAGCCTAGGGACTTCCTCGTAAGCGTGCCAAGCGCCGTCCGCATCCATCGCCATCGCCACCAAGCTGTGAGCGCCGCCCGAACCTCAGGGGCGTTCAGGTCTTCTCGGATTTTCATTTGGTGTGCTCCGGTCGCTTCCGCAGGGTCAGGCGCCAGTCGGTGCCGAGGGGGAGGTTGATGCGCCCCGCTCTCTGCATAATTGAGACTCGGCTGTTGGTCATCGGCCGCGACCAATGCCCCATGTGGCTAATGGGTTTGGGTTCCGCTGCGTACCAGAACGCTTCGTGTTCGGCAGACACGGCCCACCACTGCGCCCACTCCGGCGCCTCGCTCCAGTCGGGCTCGGGCATCGACCCCAGCACCTCGCGGATGGCGGCGCGGGCAGCCGGCCGAAACTGGTTCCGCAGCGATTCGGTCTGCTGAGACCACGGCAGGCAGTCGTCGCCGTAGTCGTCGCTGTGCTTCCACAGGGTCTCGGCCACCGTCTCCACCATCTGCTCGTCCATGTCGGTCATGCCGAGTCCTCCACCGTTGCCTCAACAGCGGTCGTGTCGGGGTACAGGCGCCGTTCTATTTCTGCCTCGGGCGCGGACAGCGCGACGATCTCCACCGCATCGAACTCGCCGCTGCCTTGATGCTCGGCGCGACAGTCGTGCAGGAAATCGGGGTTTTCGCTGTACTCGTACTCGCTCATGCAGGCCAGAGCCTCCAAGCCGTACTGGCCTTGGTAGGCGCATTTGCGCTGCGCCATGACCACGTAAATCTTCATCCTCGCTCCCTCCAAGCCCGCTCCTGCGCCTCGACCATCGCCCGATAGGCACCGCGTACCGAGTCTCGGATCGCAGCCCTCCCGTCGTGCCCACGCGCAGCGTTGTCGACGTAGGTCCCGAGAACGTCCGCGAGCAGCTCGTAGGCGACCTCTGGCGGCAGCAGTTCCGCCACCCGCGCCTCCGCATTCCGCCCGGTCAGGTAGTCCTCCACGGCGCCCTCTGCGGCCTGAGTGGTGCGGTCCTGGTCCTCTAGGCGGTCGTAGTGGTGTTCGAGGTCGATCGCTGGGTCACCCATTGGCCTGCTCCTCGGCGCAGTCCTCACACAGAGGTTCGCCGTCGTCGTTCCGGTAGCCGTCCTCCTCACAGAACCCCGTGGGCTCGTCGCACTGGACGCACATCTGACGAGTTCCGGGGTAGTGGCTGGCGTTCCAGGTTTCATGTTGATCCTGAGTCAGCGCGCGGCGTTGTCCGTCCGGCCATGCGTTCACCTCGTCTCCTCCTCTGCGGCGAGCAGGGCGTCGGCGGCTTTGAGCGCGTAATGCGCCATCCCCGGGATGTTGAGGTCGTCGGACATCGACGGGTTGCTCCACATGCCCGCCATCTGCTCCGACGCGATGCGCAGGCGGACCGAAATGCCTTGGAGCTGCGCCGGGATCAGATCGCCCGTGCGGTCCTCGATTTCCGGCACCGGATACGCCGGCTCCTGTCCTCGCTTGCTCATCGCGCTGCCCTCCGTGCCATCTCGTCCTCGATCTGCTGATCCCGCAGAAACGCCGCGTAGATCGCCCGGCGGTCCGTGATCGCCTCTAGCTCGATGTCCAGCCCGGCCTCCGTAGCCGAGGGATACCGCTCCGGCCTCACGCTCCCGTCGTCGTCCTGGATTGCGTAGCCGGTTTCGGTCGGTAGCCATTTCATGCCGTGACCTCCTCGTTCAGTTCCATCAGCGCAATAGCGCCCCACTGGTTAGCAATCGCGTCGGCCATGCCGGGAAACGTCTGCGAGCGAATCCGCGCCCGATCCGGCCCCGGCGGTGCCCGGTGGATCGACGCAGCGGCCGTGGATCCGTCGAGCAAACTGGTCGGAGTCAGCGGCGGGAGATTCTTCGTCCACCAGCACGTCCGCTTCTTCTCGTCGTCCCCGAACTGCCACGGCTGGCAAGTGAAGTCCGGCCCGCGCCCGACGATCTCGCGCGAATAGCGGTGCATGACCGGGTTCTCGACCGCCACGAACGGCACGTCTAGCTCAAGGAACGCACGGAAAAACTCCGCTCCTTGGCGCATCTGGTCCCACCGCCCCGGCTCCGTATGCAGCCACCGGACGCCCGAGTTGCACTGAAACGTGCACGGCGGGTGAGCGATGACCAAATCCCAATCCCCGTTTCGCGCCACGTACAACGCATCGGCCTGAATGTGGGTGCCGCCGTCGTCGGCAGGCTCCAAATCGCAAGACCACGCATCCACGCCACCGCCCCAAACGCGCTGGAAAGCTCGCCGCATCACGCCGGAACGCTCGCACGCAACCAAAACGCGCAGAGGTTCGATGGCGTAGCCGGTGGGGGTTTGGGTCCAGTTCATGCCTGCCGCTCCTAGTGAATCCGCTTGAAACTGGTGGCTTTCTTGAACCGCTTCCCGCGCTTCACTGCGCCCCGGATCTTGTCGCGCGCTTCCTTCTCGGTTTTTGCGCGGACGGTCCGCTCGGCGATCTGCCAGTCGTCCAAGATGAAGCTGAACGTCATGCTTTGAAGTGCGCTCATCTCGCCTCCTCGGCGTCTGTCGGAGGCGGGGCCTCCGGTTGCTTCTCGTCTTCTCTGGCCCGGACCATCCGGGCCATGTGGTTAGCCTCTCATGTGTGGGCGCTTGCGTCTAATATCGTTTTGGAATATTGGGCGCCCCGTAGGGCGCCGGGGTGGGTTCAGGCTGCCCAGCGGAACCGCGCCGCAGGCCCGATCCCCTGCTCCGCAATCTGCTGGTCAATCGAGTCGATTTCCTCCCCGACGATTACGACGTTGGCGCTTTTCGGGTCCATGCCCTTGGCGATCCAGCCGCCGAGAGTTGCTCGCTTGTCGGCTGCAATTGCTTCCAGCGCGGGGAGGGTCATCGTCCGAGCCTTCGCGCCCATTGCCGGCTGATAAACGACCACCGGGGCGAACTCCTCGTGCTCGGCAAGCTTGATTGTCAGCCAAGTCACAAGCGAGCCGTCGAACATCTTGTCTCCGCCAACTGCGTAGACCCGGAGTCGAAGCCCGCTGGGGTCGTCCGTGCTCAGGTGGTACTCGTATTCGGTATCACCGTGGTCGCAGAGCGTGATTTCTGCCTCGTCGGCGTTGCCCACGACGAACCGCTCGACGAGCCCGCCCTTGCACTGCGCGGTCAGCATGTTGTGGAGCTTGACGCAGGCACCGGGGAAGTCCGGATAGCCGTCGTGATGGCAGTAGATGGTCAGGTTCTGCTCGGGGAAGTGGTAGGTTGCTCGCGTGCTCATGGTTGCCTCCGGGGGCGTGGTGGCCACTACGTTGTGCCGATGTAGTTATAGTCTCACGCAAGCCCTCCCGTGTCTAATATCTTTTTGGAATATCTGGAGCCCCCTCTAATTCCCGCGCTTCGCCACGCCCCTCGATCCGCCCCGGTCTGTACCCAGTCGTCCCAGTGCCAAAATCGCACTGGGACGCCTTAAGTCTCTGTTTTGGAAAATGAAATCCCAGTTGTCCCAGTTATCCCAGTATTAAGAGATAGAGTAGAAGATAGAGAGGGGGAAAGAGGGATAAAGACCCCGTCTATACTATGTCTCGAAATACCGGGACAACTGGGACAACTGGGTACAAATCGCTGAAGGCCCCGTCATCCGTGCCCTGTAGCTGTACCCGGTCGGCGTACCGGGCGCGGGACGACTGGGACGACTGGGTACAGAGGGGGCAGAAGACCGCTGGACACCGCGTCGGGTCACGCGTATGGTCAATCCATCGATCACAGCACTGACCCTAGCCGGGAGGGCCGCTCAAGCGGATAACCCGGACACGCGCTGCCGGCGGTCGTGTGCATCAAACAACACCGGCAGCAGGCGATCGCAACTCTCCGCGTGTGAGGGCTCAACCTCGTCGGGTCGAGGGGATAGCCACTGGCGCGCCTGACCACGGAGCGAGGCGTCTGCCGTGTGGCCCCGGCGAGAACGGGGCGATTCTTTGGGGCTAGGAGCACAACATGACCAACAAACACATCATCGAACGACTGCGGGCTCTGGCGGATGAAGCGCGCAGGTTGTCTGAGGAGATTGAAAGCGCGGGGGTTGTTGAGATTACGGCTTCGGGCGCCGAAGACCCGCTGATTGCCGCTGGGTGTCCGGTAGGGTGGGGTGAGGTTGATCCTCGTGCTGAGTGGGTGGCGCAGGATGAGGGTGGGAGTTGGTGGGCTTACGGTGAGCGGCCTCATCCCAATGTAGGCGAATGGCGACTTGCCGGGAGCTACGACGAGGTCTGCGACTGCCTGGGCAGCAGCCCCCCGCCCAAAGACTTCACCACCATGCTATTCCGCCGCCCATGACACCCAAACCCGACCGAATGCTGGACGCGTTCGCTTTCGTCGCTCGGAGAGACGGCCTCACTGCCGCGATCCGGGTGGGCTCGGACCACGCCGGTATATAACCCTTGCCCCCACAACCCCCGCACGGTTATAATCCTCCCAGCGCCACTCGCGCTAGCCGCAGCCTCACCACTGCGGCGACTCCCGCTGCGGCCCCGGGGTGCTCATCCTCCGCCCCGGGGCCGCGCGACCTACGAGGACGATATGCCCGGCGGACGGCCCACCGACTACAAGCCCGAGTATTGCGAGCAGGTTATCCAGGCTGGCCGTGATGGCTACAGCCTGACTGCGTTCGCCGGAATGATCGGCGTGGCGCGCTCCACGATCAACCACTGGGCCGGCCTCCACGAGGAGTTTTCAGAAGCTTTGGAGACTCACAAGGCCGTCCGGGCCGTCTGGTGGGAGGATCGGGCGCGTTCCGTGGCGTCTGCGGGCGGCGGATCGGGTCAGGGCGCCATGATCATGTTCGGGCTGCGCAACGTGGCGCCGGACGAGTTCAAGGAAAAGCGCGACCACGAGATCAGCGGCCCCGGTGGCTCCCCGCTCCAAGTCGAGCGCATCGAACGAGTCGTGGTAGACCCCGAAGCCTCTGACGACTGACGTGGCCGGCCGACGGCTACAGATCAAAACTCCCCGATGGATGCTCCCGCTGCTTGACCCGGCGCGCTACAAGGGCGCTCATGGTGGTCGGGGGTCGGGCAAATCGCACGGCTTTGGCGAGATGCTGATCGAGGAGCACGTTGTCGATCAGAACCAGCGGTCTGTCTGTGTCCGCGAGGTCCAGAAGTCGCTGGAGCAGTCGGTCAAGAGATTGCTCGAAATCAAGATCGAGCAGTTGGGGGTCCAGGAATACTTCGAGGTTCAGCAGACCCAGATCAAGTCCCGCTATGGTGATGGCCTGATCATCTTTCAGGGGATGCAGAACCACACGGCCGACTCGATCAAGTCGCTCGAAGGCTACGACCGCGCGTGGTGCGAGGAGGCTCAATCCCTTAGCCAGCGCAGCCTAGACATGCTGCGTCCGACGATCAGAAAGCCCGGTTCGCAACTGTGGTTCACATGGAACCCGCGCGAGTCGAAGGACCCGGTTGATCGCCTGCTGCGTTCCGACGACCGTCCGCCTGACTCGACCGTCATTGAGGTCAACTACGCCGACAACCCGTGGTTTCCGGACGTGCTCCGAGAGGAGATGGAATGGGACAAGCGGCGTGACCCGGACAAGTACGCGCACGTCTGGCTTGGCGGCTACTTGCAGCGTGGCGAGTCTCGGGTATTCCACAACTGGCGCGTTGAGGAGTTCGAGACGCCGGATGACGTGGATCGTTTCTATCTCGGCGGCGACTTTGGTTTCAACGACCCGACCGTCCTCGTTCGATGCTGGCTGGATGGTCGGACGCTGTATATCGACCACGAGGCGTACAAGGTCAACTGCAAGCTCGACCGGATTGCCGAGTTATACGATTCCGTTCCGGGCTCCCGCGATTGGCCCATCACTGCGGACTCGTCTCGACCGGACACTATCGCGCTGCTTCGTGATGCCGGGTTCACGGTGCACCCCTCGAAGAAGGGCGCCAACTCGGTTGTCGAGGGCGTCGAGTTTCTTAAATCCTTTGACATCGTCGTCCACCCCCGCTGTAAACACACCGCCGACGAACTGGCGACGTACAGCTATAAAGTTGATCCGAAGACCGATGAAGTCCTGCCTGTGCTCAAGGACAAGGACAATCATGTGATAGACTCTCTGAGGTATGCCGTTGAGTCATTGCGTCGAGCAACAAACTCGCGGCTCCCCTCTCTCGCTCCGGCCGGCGAACGGGCCGACAACTGGGCTCATCTGTAGGAGGCTCCACGCATGGCAATCCGAGGACAACGAGTCCTGATCCGCCGGCCCGAGGCGCTTGAAACCGTCGCTGATGCCACGGTCGGCGCTACGGCTTCCCAGCTAGTCGGCCGTGACCGCGACCGCGATTACGTGATGATCACCAATACCGATTCCGCCGAGACGATCCGCGTCGGGGGCAGTGACAGCGTGACCGCCAGCCGGGGCACGCCGATCGGACCCGGCGAGACCGCGACTCTCGAAGGCACCTTCCCCGTCTACGCGATCCGCGAGGGCTCCTCGGACGTTACGGTCGCTATCTCCTACGCCCGCTTTTCGACCGTGGACTGATCCATGAGTCGTGTGCGTTCGCTGGTCAGTTCAAGCGGCATCGGCGTCAAGGGCGCGGTGGGGCAGTCTATCGGGCTGCCGGGGACGATCGGGCCGCTGGGTGGGGAGGCCCTCTCCCCCTACGCCGCCAACGGCTTCGACCCGGAGATGTACGCCGACTTCACGGGCTCGCTGAACAACGGCACCCCCGCGTTCCGCAAGCAGGGCGCGACCTGCACCCTCGCCGACTTCGACTTCCCGGAGCGCAGCGGCCTCGCGACGATGACGGACAGCGATGGGCTGGTGAAGTGGGGGGCGCATAACCTGGCCGTGGCGTCTGAGGACTTTTCGTCAAGTTGGTCAAACGTCGTTACCCTGAATGCTGCGTGGACAGACAACACCGTTAATTTTACAGCCAACAGCGGGTATGCGTATCAAAGCGACACGATCACTCTAAGCGCGGCAGAGCACACAGTTGAGATCACGGTATCGGCCGACGCAGACGTGTCCAATGTAGCGATCAGAGCGACAAACTCTAGCGATTCTCTTGCCGACAGTGAGCAAGTAGATTTTGTATCTGGAGCAAGTCAAAGGATCACGCTGACGATTCCTACGGCTGCTGCCGCCGGCAGCAAGACGCTTCGTGTGGGAGTGGAGGGGAGGGACTCGGTTGTTTCTGGGACGAACGAAAACCTTTCAGGGATCACTTTCACGCTGGAGAAAATCGCGATTTACCGCTCCGACC